CCCGTACATCGACAACGACCTGCCCCAAACCGCCCAGGAGCCCGCCATGACCACAGCAACCCAGCCGAGCATCGACTTCATGAACAGCAGTTGGGACGAGATCGCCCAACACCTGCAAACCGGCAAGAGCCCGCGAGAGATCTCCGATCTTGTCTCCGAACCGCTCGGCAACGTCATGGGCGTCTGGAAGCACCTGCGCGACGCCGGACAGGCCGAGGCGCGGAACTTCGCCGCACCGGCCACCCCCGCCGCCCCGCCAGCGTTCCGCCCCGCCACGACGCCGAGCGCTCGCCCCGTCCAACAAACTGGACAGCCGACAGCGCCGCGACACACACCTGACCCCGCACTCGCCCAACGCATCGCCGATTCCACCGACCTGCTCGTCAAAGCAGCAAGCATCGACGACAAGCGCATCCAAGGCGCGCTCGGCCGTGCCCGTAAAGCCATGGTCGACCTCGCCGGACTCGTCGAGAACTACGAGTCGAAGGCAGCCGCACGACACCGAATCGCACGCCTCGAAGCCGAGTTGCGTATCGCGAAAGCCGAGTTGCGTGACAAGCCTGCCAGCGCAGCGGCCAGCGGGGGGGAAACCGGCGCACCGAAACGCGAACTGAGCGAAGCGCAACAAGCCGCGCTGATCAAGATGCGGGAGAAGGCCGCGCAACCCGTCGACTGCCCAGACTGCGGCAAGACGATGGGTAACAAGGCCGGGCTCTCTGCACACCAGCGCGGCGGCAAATGCGTTCCCGGTAACGCAGCCTGACCCGCCAATGACCCGCCGCCCCAACACCCACGTCGCCATCACCGGCCGCGACGCGCAACGACGCCTCGAACAGGTCAGCGCCGCCAAGGACTCACCCGGCGGCGGGCTCGCCGCGATCCGCGCCCGCAACCACGAGAAACGAGGACACATGAGTGACCAGAGGGACCGCCTTGAGCCATCCGACGAGTGCTCTAGGCCGGGTTATTCGCCCTTCGGATCGAATCCCAAGAACGGCATCCACACATGGGGCGACGGCCTCGACGGACCAGGCAACCAGCACGAGGCATTGGAGATGACGATGAGCGGTATCGGCGGGAGTGGTTACACGATGCCGGAAGGCGACTTGGAAGCCCTTCGGGCCGAGGCAAACGCGACGGTCGAGCGCCAGCAACGCGAGCAAGCCGAGCGCGAAGCATACGAAGCCAGAACCGGCGCTGCCCGCATAGCCGCCGAGCGCCGCCGTCAGATCACGGCCGAAGGATGGTCGCCGGAGCACGACGCAGAGCATGTCAACGGCGATCTGAGAGACGCCGCCATTGCCTACCTGATGGCCACCGACGACCGGGCCGGTGACAACGCGATCGACGTGTGGCCGTGGGACGTGTCGTGGTGGAAGCCGAAGGATGCGATCAGCAACCTCGTCCGCGCTGGCGCTCTCATCGCGGCTGAGATTGACCGGCTCCAGTACGGCCAGCCGTTATGAGCAATCCCCCGACAGCAACTAGCCGCGATCCATTGGAGGCCATGGCCGAGGCTGCTGCAGCAGCTATCGCCTCACGCCCCGAGGCGAAGCCGGTGAGCATCACGACGTGTGTGTACTGTTTCGGAACCGGGCTTGACCGCAGGAGTCGATGGGCCTGGCTGTGGGGCGGCTGGTGCTGGGTCTGCGGTGGCTGGAAGGTCGTGGAAGGTGAGCCGCTGCAGCTTCGGGGTCCATTTGCGTCGCGTCCGGGCCGATATGGTGTGCAAGGAGGTCAGCGATGACGGAGATCAGCGAGACCGAGGCTGTCGAGCCCTGGACCGAAGACGGCGGGGACTACGGCAGCGATCTGGGCACAGGCGCGCGTGGCCCGAACGGCGAAGAGCCGGAGCACAGGGTCCAGACGCCACGTGATCTCGACCCCGTCGAGTCGCAGGCGCTTGTGGCGGCTGCTCCAGTCCCAGCGCCACCGCCTGGTGGCGGGTTGTCGCAGGGCAACCAGAGCGACCAAGGCAACCAGGCCGGGGACAACGGGTCCTCGGGCGATGACGAGAGGAACACCTGATGGTTGACACCACCCCGGGATCGACGCCGTCGGGATCGGTTCCGTCGAGCTCCAGCTCGACCCCGACCACCCCGACCTCGGCCCCAGCGGCTCCGGTTTCCACGCCGCCCGCCGCAGCGAGCTCGACTCCGAGCGCGTCCAGCTCGAGCTCGGCCCCGAGCGCTCCTGCAGCAACGGAGACCCCGGCGCCCGAGATCAAGAACGACTCGGTGAGTACGACTCACGACGGCGAGAACAAGGCCGCCGAGCAAGCTCAGCGCGGCGTGAGCGTCGACCACGGTGAGCCTGACCCACGTGTCGAGGCCGACAGGAAGGCCCGGCTGGAGGCTGCCCAGGACCCGTGGGGTACCACGCCGGTCCAGATGCGCGGCGACCACGACGAAAAGGTCGACCCGGCCGTGGTGGGTATCGCCACCCGCCCGGACGGCACGGGCCTGGTTGACGCTCCACAGAGCGCTGCCTACAACGGCCTGAACCCTGACGCGGTCGGGGAGCCGAACGAGCCGCAGGGCACCCTTCCGCCGGTCTGACCTTCCGGCCACGAAACCCAGTTTGGTGCAGCTCGAGGGCTGAAGAGACGCCAGACTGGGTTTCGCGTGTCCGGATGCCGATATAAGGACTACGAGACGGGACGGAGTGGTCATGGAGCGGGAGATCGGCAGCGAACGGGCGCACCTGCCCCACGAGTTCCGCGTGAAAGCGCGTGGGCTCGAGGACGGCAAGTGCGAGGTATGCGATGAGCCGATGGACAGCGCCTTGCACCACGTCGAGCGCGTCACACAGACCGCGGCCGACGCCGGTCCGGCGTTGATCACCGAGAAGGGTTCATAGGATGAGCACCTACACGCAGACTGACGGCGCCGCCGATGGCACGCAGTACTTCCAGAACGTCGAGATCTCCCCGGACACCCTCGCCGACGGCTCGCTGCTGACCCGGCTCGACCAGGCGCGCTACCCACAGCTCGGCGACGACGAGGGTGCGCAGGCTGGTGGTGTGACGCCCAGCGTGGTGGTCACGGCTTCCGACGACGCCCCCGTGCATGCCACCTCGGTGACACTGACCGCGCGGGTCACATCGGTCTCGATCGTGGGCACCTACCCGTCGGGCACCGTCACGTTCAAGGACGGCGCGACCACCCTCGGCACCGGAGTGCTTGTAGCGGGCGTTGCAACGCTCGTTGTGGCCGGCGGCTTCACGGCAGCTACCCACCACATCACCGCGGTCTACCCCGGCGACGGCCTATTCGACACCAAGACCAGCGCGATCCACGACGTGGTGGCCTCCTGATGGCACGCGCAGTCGCCTTCACGGTCGACGCCAACCCGTCGGCCACGGACGGCTCGGTCGGTGAGGCGACTCCTCGCAAGGGCGAGCTCGACACCGGGTCCGGCACGATGTCGGACGAGCAGATCATCGGGTTCTCCTTCAGCGGGTTCACCTCGGTGGCGATCTACGACGGCAACGACAACACCGGCACTCAGGTGGCGTTTGCGGCCGCGCCAGGCGTTTACCCCTGGAACGAGCCGATCCGACTCGGCAAAGGGCTCTACATCGACGTCACGGGCACCGGCAAGGGAAGCATCTGGCTCGCATGAGCATGTTCGCGGTCCATGCGCTGCTCTCCATCCATGAGGGCAACTCCGACGAGGCCACCATCGAGGTTGGCACCCTGGAGGAGGCGCTGGAGAAGGTCCGCGAGGTGGTGGCCAGGCACCCGTCGTTCCACGCGGTGTCGATCCTGCACGTCGAGTCGCTGCCAGCCATCATGGAAGGCGCTCATACCCTTGGGTATCCTTCACCCATGGCTACCCCGCCGACAGTGCGGGACTAGGCATCGAAGAGCGCGGTGAGCGCATGAAGGTGCAGCAGGGCCGAGATGAGACTCGGACGACGACGACGGGGGTTCCGTCGCCGACAGGGCTGGGAGCTGGTGGGCTTTCAGCCCTGTCGTATGTCATCATCAGTGAATGGATCCAAGGCTGCTCGCCGCTGCCAAGAAGGCGGTTGCTCATATCGATCCCGTCCTGCCTGGTCAGTCAGATCTGCTGGAGGAGCTCGCGCTAGGACGCTGCGCCTGCGGTACGACGCTGGTGCCGTGTCATTTCTGTTGCGACGACCGTTGCCTGTTCTGCGACCCGTACGACAAAGAACAGCTGGAGCGGATCACTGACGAAGCAAACAGAGAACGACACGCCGTCTGACCAGCATTTTCTTCGAAATGCTGCAGGGAGCCGCTAGGCTCACCCGCGCTTAGCGCTGAACCGAAGGGCGCAAGCGCCTCCCACCCGATCTGTGAGTGGAGTCTGATCCCTTTGCCGGTAAGGATTGCGACGTACGCTTCGACATGTTCGGCATGCGGGATAAAGATCAGCAAGGGCGCCAAGGTTGCGAAGAGCTTCGACTCTGGTAACTGGATTCACTTGCGTTGTCAGATCCGGATCATCAAGTCGACCAATCCCGAGATGACCGAAGGCGATGCGATCGCCGCGGTAGGTCGGCCTCCCTTGAAAGAGGCCGAGTTCGTCAGCAAGATTCGTACGGCGGCCGCAATGCACGGCTGGCTCATCTATCACCCGCCGCCGAATGTCCCTACTCAGTCCGGATACGTCCGGGAGATTGGAGCGGGCTTTCCTGACCTGACACTGGTTCACCCGAAGTCCGGACGGCTCATCTTCGCCGAGCTCAAAAGTGACGGCGCGAAGCCGACGGAAAGTCAGGAGCGGTGGCTTGCTGCACTTCGTCTGACCGAAGCCTTGGTCGACGTCTGGTATCCAGCAGACCTGCCACGCATCCATGAAATCCTGGAGTCGTATGCGGTTGTCCCAGCGTTCTCGTAACGTCTGGATCGTGGCTGTTTTCGTAATGGCTTTTCTCGTGAGCGGAGGAGTGATCAATGCGACGGTTTCTCAAGGCAGCATCATGGACGGTCATGCTGGCGTGGCTGGCGGACCTCGAGTGGCGGTCCCGGCGTCAGTGGGCGGCGGCAGCTGGCATCCGCAGCGACCAGGCCCTGTTGCACCAGGACCTCGACGCTCACACCAGAACGCCACACGCGGCGTACCTCATCGGACAGATGCCGTCTATGAGCGGACCGGATTCATTCGACCGCCCGCTCATGCCGGTCGAGCACTTCGCCGGCCTTCCCGTGCACCTGCAGCCGGGCATGCCGATCGTGCACCGATCGTCCGACATCGTTCGCCACACGTCGGTCTGAGCTCGTCCGGCGTTCCGGACATCTGGCAGGCGCTCGCGGTCTGCGAGTCCGGCGGGAACTGGGTAGACACCGACGGTGAGTTCTATGGTGGCGTGCAGTTCGCGTCCGGAACCTGGACGTCTTACGACGTGAACAACTTCGCCAGTACTGCCAACCTTGCTTCACCGACCCAGCAGGTGATCGTCGCCCGTCGGGTCCTGGCCAGCCAGGGTGTCGGGGCATGGCCGAACTGTGGCCCTCAGGTGGGGCTGCAGCCCGGTGATTGATGCTTGACTTCGTCAGTGATGACGATTACGTTCACTGATGTCGTTCCACCCACACCGGACTGCTCATACAGGTCGGATCTTGGAATGGCTGGTGAAGACGCGAAAGTGGGAGAGGCCAGCCCGGCACCCTGACGTAATCCGTCAGCGCGAAGTACCGACCTTCAGGTGTGCTGAAACGAGAGGGAGACGGACAGGAGCCCCAGACCTTCGGGTCTGGGGCTCCTGCTTGCTCCCGACCGTCGCGGTCAGTGTATGGTTCGTCCATGATGGTGCGCCAGTGCAAGCTCACATCCGGGACTGCGAACCTCACGGCATGGCTGCCGGACCGCAAGGATCTGCGCGAAGGCGTCGAGGTCACGCTGTCCAACCACCCGGAGCCGACAAAGCGCTGGAAGGTGCGCTCGATCGGCAGCGCGGTGCGAGAGATGGCCGGGATCAACCGGGCGTGGCGTGTCGGAGGAATTGACGCTCCGCTGGTGTAACGTCTGCCTCGGATCGCGCGGCCACAAAGCGCCCCGACGCGCCCCGGTTCTATCTCTTCGGAGGTACGGGCTCCGCGCTACCGAATATCGGGTGACCCGTGGTACGGAAGCCCCCGTGCATTGCTCGTGCCCCGGGGGCTTTGCCGTGTCAGCGGCCGTAGCGTCCCAGCAGCTCGCGGGCGGCCTTGAGCGGGACGCAGGCCGGGCAGTTGGGTCCATGACGGATGATGACGGTCCGGCCTGCGTGCAGCTTGCGGGTGTGGTGGGCTCGCTGGAGCAGTGGCGGGTTCGCCAGGGCGTCAAGGGCGTCGAGCACCTCGTTGAGCTCGGCCTTGGTGGTCACAGGTCGACCAGCACAGTCTCGATCGTGTGAAGCTGGCGAGGGATCTTCTGGATCGCCTTGCGCTTGGATCTTGCCTCGGCCTGGTATCGGAAGCCGTCGATGCGGGCGTACGCCAGCCACCAGCCGTTCTGCCGCAAGGAGGTGGTGATCTCGACCTGTCCGACTGTCCTCATGAGTCTCCCTCGGGAAGGATGTAGCGGTCGTGCCACGGGGCGTCGTAGCTGAGATCCGGCCGTAGCCGGTGCCCCTCGATCGTCTGCATGCATCGCACTCGCACCGAGCTGTGCCAGTAGATCTTCGTCCAGTGCAGGCACAGCTCGGGTAGGCCCTGCGCAGCGCGGTCCAGGACCATCAGCCGGGTGATGCGGCAGTCCTTGCAGCCGGAGACGGCACCTGCTGGAGGATGGTTGGTGTTGGCCACCACAGTGCGCCCGCACAACGTCAGTCGCTGGTTGTGGGGATGGCGGATATGGACGGCGTCGCGGTTGGCCGTCCCGGAGCGCGCCAGGACCCTGACCGGCGCGAGCGGCTCCGGGGTCATGTCACCTGGACTTCGGGGATTGGCAGCAGGAAGGCCAGCGGGTCGCAGTCGAAGTAGTCCAGGGTGACCTTCGCCCTGGTCGCCGCGACGTAGAGCAGTCGCCAGTCGGCATTGGACTCCGAGACATCCGGGTAGTCGTCCCCCAGCCTGACCGTTGACCACTCGCGGCCTTTGCTGTTATGGACCACGGCACCACCCGACACGTAGTAGTGGTGCGGAGGGATCTCAAGCCCATACACCGGGCCTTCATAATGTTCACGGGTGATCGTGGCTGGCATTTTGTCCGGGCTCCATCCACCGCGGCGGTGGATGGCTTTAGTGAGAAAGCTCTCATTGGCACACGGCACGGTGACGTAACCTGACAACGTCGTGAGATTCGCAGCCGCAGTGAGGAATTGGGCTTGTCGCTGCGCACCCTTGGCCCCTTGATATAGCGGATGGTTCTCTAGTAGGCCGAAAGCGGCGAGTACTGAACGGGCGCGCCCAGCGTTGCGGGGTATGGCTTCGTTATGGATCCTGGTGATTGTCTCGGATGACAGGAGTCCATGTCGGCGCTCGAAAGTCAGTCCGGTGATTCCATATACGGCGTGGATTCGTGACTCTTCCTCGGCTGCTGATGACGCGGAAGAGTGCACACTCAAGATCCAGCCGGAGTCTGCGCCCTCGGCCGACATTCGACTACCTAGATCGCCTGATCGGTAGGGCCTACTCCCGCTCCGACAACGTCCCACTCGCCACCAGTCACCGCGTCGCATTAAGTAGACGCACCACTGGTCCCAGAACGGTTCGTCGAAGGCGGCTATCACCATGTGGTTAGGGGTTACCCGGGTCCGACTTTGTTCGGTTTTGATGACGACGAGGTCACCGGAGAATGGGTGCTCAGCCTTCTCGAACCTGTAACCCTGCGGACCTGTTTTTCCGCCCCATGTGAGTCGGTTGTTGCGGCGCACGTATCCTGCGACGCGGTCGGTCTCGGGATCGAGATCTCCAATCGCTTTCCATCCGTCAACAGTTAGAACGGGTTCGTCGGGAGGTGAGCATTTGTGGGCGGTGGAGATCACCACGTCCGCCGCGGCCTCGTCGACCATCTGCTCGAAGATGCGCCGGATCGTCGGGGTGCCAAAGCGCACGACGATGTCGACCATCAGTTTGAGCTCGGAGCCCTGCTCGTCGTCGTTGACGTAGCGCAGCACCTCGAACCAGGACGAGAAGCACGCCAGCTCCGGGTGGGTGGTGAAGCCCTTCTCCTGCAACTGGTCCACCGCGCGCGCGAACGCCAGGATCTCGGCGCCTTCTCCCACCAGGTAGGGCTTCTTGCCCTGGACGAGCAGCTCGAGCATCTTGCCCAGCGACGCGGCGTTGGTGCGGTAGAGGTAGGCCGTCGGCGCATCCAGTGGTCCGAGGTTCGACTCGTGCGGCGCGGCTCCTTCCAGTCGGAGCTTGGCGTCGAGCACCGTGAGCACTATGTTGGCGGCGTCGGCGATAGCCGGGCCAAACCGGAAGGATTTCGATAGAAACGTCCGTTGCGCGTCTTCCAGCGAGGCCAGTGCGTTGACCGCGCCGCGCCATTCGTAGATGGCCTGGTTCGAGTCCCCCACCCAAATCTTCTGGGCGTGACCTTGTTGCTTGATGATGTCGACCATTACCGGCGACGCATCCTGCGCTTCGTCGAACAGGACGTAGTCGGCGTTGATTTTCGGGTCGGAGAGCTGCCAGAGCTTGAGGTAGTGGTCGTGGCTGAAGCGCAGCTTGCCCTCGGGGTCGCAGATGTCCGCCCAGGCCTTCGCCAGTGTGTGCTCGATATGTCTGGCGACCTGCCGGTTGTTGTAGTGGCCTCGCTTGCCGTTGTCCATTGCGTCGATGCCCTCGATGTAGGGCACGTGGGCGATTGTCGGCTCCGGATCATCGGAGTTACAAAAATTTGTAAGTGTCCGCATCACCAGCCCGGCGAGGTAGCCCGGGCGCAGCATCTTGCGCTCACCCAGCGCGGTGATCGTCAGTGGCCGCAGGTTGAGTTTGTCGGCGACCTCGCTGGACAGCATCCGTTGTGAGCGCAGCCGGTGGGCGTAGCGGTACCCGATCGCCTTCATGGCGAGACCGTGGGCGGTGGAGCAGCCGACCGAGTCCGGCACCTTGCGCTTGGCTTCGGCAACAATGCTCTTGTTGAAAGCGACGTACTGACCCAGGCGCGGGGTTGAGTTGCCGATCATGAACAGCGTCGAGGTCTTGCCGCAGCCGGCGCCCGCCTCGATTGCGAGATCGGTGCCTTTGGCGAACAGGTCGAGTGCCTGGAACTGCTCATCGGTGGGTTGCATGACGCCTCCTGTCCTGGCCACAAGCGTAGGGGTCCGACACGACAGTCTGCCATTTCTTCAGTGATGGTGGTTTCACCGACGCGCATCGGCTACGCTTGCGAATCACACGGTTGTCATTTCGCCCGCTGGACAATTGTGCGTCCGCACCATTACTGTGGATACGTTCACTGACGGAGGCAAAATGGCAGGCAAGGCACTTCTCAAGCGTGGCGAGCAGCGGAGGAAGGCGATCCTCCGGTTCGTGCGCAGTTACTGGAAGAAGGAAGGTCACTCTCCGACGATCCAGGAGATCGCCGACGCGGTGGGCCTGAGCTCTCCGAACGCGACAAGGAACCACCTGTTCACTCTGCAGACGGCAGGCTTCATCACGATGAAGCCGAAGGTGGCCAGGGCGATCACCCCGGTCGACCCGGCGCCGGACGGCTGGACCGCGCAGAAGACCGCCAAGGCCTCCTAACACACGAAGGGAGTTGGGCATGATGCCCGACACCAGCATTCCGCACGCAGTGGCGCAGTTCCATCTCCGTGACCGCTTGGCCCGTACTCGTTGGCACGAGCGACGTCCGGTGATGACACTGCACGGCTGGTCGATCTACGTCGACTCGCAGGACATGCCGACCTGGAACGCCTGGATCCGTCGCGAGGACAAGCTCGTCGTCGTCGGCGCCGAGACCTATCTTGTTCTTTCCGGGCACGCGCCTGCGCTCGCGCGATTCACCAAGGACGTCATCGACTGGCCCAAGGACGGCCTGATCTACCTGCCGATCGACGGGGTCTACCGTGACGCCGCGGTGGCCTACGGCAAGGCCACCGGCAACGACGTCGTACGGGGCAAGGACGCCATCACGGCTTTGGAGGAGCGCTCCGAGCGGCTTCTCGCCCATGCCAGCGACTTAGTGGCCTCACCGGATGACCATGTCCTGCACCAGACCGTGGTTTCCGAGCTGGCTCTCGTCAGCGACGATCTCGCCGAGCTCGAAGCCAGGATGGCGAAGCTGCGCACCGTTGTCGACCTCGCTGGCATCCATGCCGAGAGCAGCGTCGCCTGATGGAGCACATGTGCGATGTCTGCTGCCAGGTCGTCGGTGCCCATCGGGAGGACTGCGGCAACGGGACCTTCGACGAGCACGGTTCGTCAGGATGCGTCTCGGCAAGGACCTAGCCGGTCCGTTCGCATGCAACAAGGATGACTGGCACGCCGGCGCCCATGCCGACACCTCGACGCCCGACGTCAAGGTGTGGTGGTGGATCTGGGGAAACGGCCGTTTGCAGATTCGTGGATACGACAAACGAGTGAAGGTGCAGGCATGAACATGCGACCGGAGAACCGCTGTGGCGGTTCGGGCCAGAACGGTCACTGGGCCGACACTGCTTACGCCGGGACGTTCACTCCGTTGCTGAAGTCGTGGTGCTCGGTGTGCCGTCGCCACGGCATCCGTGTCCGGGTCACTGGGGAGTTGTTCGCCCACTCGAAGGTGGGGCCGCGACACTCCGGGAAAATAGATGGTTGACAACCCGGCGTGATGCTCTATCGTTCCTGTCATGTAGGTGACAGAGAGCGTGAGTGAGCCGCTCCTTCTCGACCGCCTGTACGTCGCTGTTCGTGCCGATCTCTCGCCGGGCCTTCAGGCAGCCCAGGCAGTGCACGCAGCCTTCGAGTTCTCGCACCAGCACCCGGACGTGGTGCATCGGTGGATGAGCGACTCCAACTACCTCGTCATCGTCTCGGTGCCGGACGAGGGTGCGCTGTGCGACCTGATGACGGCCGCCGGCGCCAAGGGCATTGGTCACACCGCGGTGCGCGAGCCCGACATCGGTGACGAGCTGACTGCGTGCGTGCTCGCCCCGGGCGATGCCGCGCGGCGGTTCTGCAGTAACCTCCCGCTGGCCCTGAGGGAGGCCAAGACGTAACAGACCTGCCGGGCGAGCATGACCGCAATGCGCCTGCCTTCGGGTGGGAGAACGTGGTTCAATTCCACGGCCCGGCACTTGGCCCCTAGGAGTCGATTGGTAGACGGCTGGACTCTAAATTCAGCAGTGTGGGTTCGAATCCCACTGGGGGCGCCACTACTAAGGATCGGTACCAGCCGAACTGTGTTGCGGTTCGGCGCCGATGGCAATTTGCACATCGCACATCGCATTTTGCGATTTCCACAAGGATCGTGCGCCATGACCATCCGCCGAGCACCATGAGTGCGACGTTGTGTGCTTTCTCGCCCCGTACATGGTCGAATTCAAGGACTATCGGATCAGATTCGTTGCAGTCGATACATGGGTGGCCCCATAGGTATGCCAGGACGTTTTGTTGGTTGGACTTGGTCTGACGTTGTGAGTTGCGGCGAACATTGGCCTTGTGGGGCACCGCATTCTCGCGGTACCAGAGTTTCTGGCAGACACGGCACCAGCGTTGTCCTTTGTTGAAGTCGGAGGACGGTTTGTCGCTGTTGCATCGTGAACAGTGCATCGTGAGAGCATGGTAGCCATGGGTGTGGGGAGCCTCGGCGCGACAGCGCCACTGACCGAGAAGCAGTGGCAGCAGCGCGTCGTCGACTTCGCCAAACTCAAGCGCTGGATGGTCTACCACACCTTCGACTCGAGACACTCTGCGGCCGGGTTCCCGGACCTCGTCCTAGTGCGCGCACCCCGGATCATCTTCGCCGAGCTCAAGACCGATCGTGCGGCCTCCAAGCTCACCGACACCCAGCAGAAGTGGATCGACGAACTGATGGACTGCAGGGCTGCCAGCCTGCATCTTGACGTGTACGTGTGGCGTCCGGCGGATTGGTCTGCCGTACGGGTGGTACTGGGATAGTGTCCGGTGTCATGGACGACCTCGACCCGGAGCTCGCAACCTTCCTGTCCGCGCATAGCGCGCACGGCGACCTGGTGAAGTGGGGCTTCGTCAGCGAGGTCGGGATGGGTCTTCACCAGGTGAATGATCCGCCGGCCATCATTCGTGCGATCAAGGAGCGCAAGCTCACTGGTGAGCATGCGACTCTGGCGGCCGACCTGGTCTTGAAATGCAAGCCTCCCAAGGGGTTCTGGTACGCCGAGACTGCTGCCCAGCTCATCGAGCACATCATCGAGGATCAACCGCTCTAGCGGCGTGTCCATTCGCTGTTGTCGGATTTGCAACGCCCGTCGTGCTACAACCATGAGGTTGTTCCAACGCTCGTTGCAGGAGACGAATGACAGCCCCAGCACCAGTCATCATCCGTAACCAGGGACCACCGGCGACCTACGCCCCGTGCGAGATCACCCTTGTCTCCGGTGAGACAGCCACCGTGCTGTGCAAGGAAGAGCAGACTTGGTTCAACACCGCGCGAGACAATTACTTAGAGCAGACGAAGTTCACCGAGCAGACCGACCTCGCCGATCTGGACCGGCTGCTCACCTTGGAGTTGATGGTCTATCGCTGGCGGCAGTATATGTTCAGCGGATATGACTACCACGGCGACGAGATCGAGGACGAGAAGGTCATCGTCGACCGCCTCAAGTACTTCAGCGACCAGATCACCAAGGTCAAGGAGTCGATGGGGCTGAACAAGAAGTCCCGCGACGACGCGGCCAACGAGGGCTCGTTCTCGACCAGGTACGCCGACCTCAAGGCCAGGGCGAGGATCTTCGGCCTGCACCGGGTCAAGCAGCTGCAGCAGTCGCTGACCTTGATGAACGACTTGTCATGGGTGGTCGGGACGTTCTTCCGGTGCGACGAGGAGGAGCGGCGCAAGATCGGTTTCGAGACCGAGGCCGACATCGTCGCCTGGATCCGCGACGTGGTGCTGCCGGAGTATCACACTCTCGACGCCTACTTCAGGGAGCACGAGCAGTCCTACTGGGTCCGGACCCTGTAATGCCCAAGGCGGATTTCAGCCGGGCGGTCGAGAGGTATCCGTCGGTCGGCATGGGCGAGGCCGAGTGGCTGGCCGTGTTCGACCAGCGGCCCGACATCATGTGGCGGATCTTCGGTGACATCTACGACACCGTGAAGGCCGAGGAGGACAAACGCCTGGGGCGTCGTGCAATGGGTCGTCGGCCCGGCCGCTCGGCGGTGAGCCTTACCGAGTTCTACGACGTGGTGTTCCGCGAGCCGTTCTCCAATGATCCGTTCACTGAGGCGTTGGACAAGCTGATGAGTGGTAAGACGCTGTCGGAGATCGCCCGCCTGGTGCCATGCGACAAGGGCTATCTTTCTAGGGTTCTCAACGGGAAAGTCCCGCTCACCCTGCTGTTGATGGAGCGCATCGCGGAGTCGGTGGCGATCCATCCCAGCTACTTCTTGGAGTGGCGGGCGAAGTACCTGTCCGGACTCGTGGAGAGTGTGCTCACCGAACGGCCGAACCTGGCGATCGGGCATATCCAGCGAGTGCAGGCGGGACGTCGTGCGCTGGAGGTGCCATGAGAGAGCTCGGCAATGCCCATGACTGCGGCGAGTGCATCCCGGAGTTCTGTCAGCATCCCGACCATGATCTGGAAGACGCCGCGATCGACGTCGACTTCCTCGTTCATACCCAGCTCGAGCCGGCGGCTGCTGACTACGACGGCATGTTCATGGAGCTCTAGTGTCCGCGATTACGATGCCGGACGAGGAGGAGTGCTACCTGCTCGCCTTGCTGGAAGCCTCCGACGGTTTGGACCTCGCTGAGTTCTGCTGGTACGACGCGGAGTCCGAGGACGGCTGCTACCGGGCATGGGACTTCCAGTGGCGCTGGTACACCGACCCGGCCTCCTATCAGGCCGACCAGGGCGCTCGAGCGCTGGGCAAGACCGTGGGGATCGTTATGCGGTCCTTTGCGCTGCCGTTCGCCTTCCCCGGCGCCAAGATGCTGGTCACCGCTCCGGAGCTCAACCACTTGCGGCCACTGGTCGACGAGATTGAGAAGCGACTGCTGGCCAACTGGCTGATGACCGAAATGCTGCCTTCGGGCAAGGGTCAGGGCATCAACCGCCAGCCGCATTGGCAGGTCCGGTTCCTCAACGACACCCAGATCGTGTCCCGGCTGCCCGGCATCAACGGCAAGGGTGTCAAGGCCCAGCACGTCATCTCGATTGAGATGGACGAGGCGCAGGACTACCCGGAGCTCGGTTGGGCCGAACTGGTCTCGACGCTGAACCGATGGTTGCCCAATGCTTCCTGGCGGGTGCATGGCGTGCCGACCGGGGTGCGTAATCGCTTCTACGACATCACCGAGGGCGACATGTCGGCGATCGAGGACCGGCAGTGGCACGTTCATCGCCCGATGGCCATGATGCGCCCCAGTTGGAGTCCTGGTGAGCGCGAGGACAACACCAAGATCTTCGGTGGCTCCCGGTCGACCATCGACTACAAGCGCAACATCTACGGCGAGCATGGCGATGCCACGCATGTGGTGTTCGTGCTCCACAAGCTGATGGCGTGTGTGGACAAGGATTCAGGCTCGACCTACAACACCGATGTCTACTACCAGGTCAAGATCGAAGATCAGATGCTGTCGGAGGACAGCCCGATCGCCGCGATGATCGAGCTGCCCGGCACTCACAAGCATGGCTACGAGCAGTGGGCGACCCCGGATCTCGAGGATGGCAAGAAGGGCCGCCCTCGGCAGGTCGGCGCCAAGGACGGCTACTCGGCGTACTACGCCGGCGCGGACATCGGCCTGCTGAACCATCCCACCGAGATCCTGGTCTTCGGCCAGCGCACGGGGACTGATGAGCTGGAACTGATCACTCGGATCCACCTGCGTCGCTGTGACATCTTCCAGCATGGCGAGGTCGCTGACATCCTGTTCGATTTCTACGGCGAGAAGCTCAAGGCGTTTGGCCTGGACGAGACCGGCCAGGGCCAGGGCGTGTTCCAGGTGATGAAGAAGAAGCCGTACAAGGACCGGATCTACGGCTACAACTTCTCCGAGAAGGTCATCGTCGGCTTCGAGGACCGCGAGCTTGTCGGCAAGGAGACGATGGAGGACCTCGCCCAGATGCGCAATGTCGTCGAGCACGCCACCGACGTGCTGCGTAACGACTACGTCGACACCGGGCGGCTGCGGCTGCCTATGGACGGCGAGCTGCTCAAGGAGTGGCAGGGCCAGACCTGGTATTTCATCAAGGACGACAAGGACCCCTACGGCAAGGGTCGCGCCAAGGATTTCTGCGTGGACGAGTCCACTGAGATAATGACCGACGGGGGTTGGAAGCGTCATGATGAGTTGTCTGGGCTCGAGCAGGTCTTAGTGTTGCGCCAGGACGGGCTCTCCTACTGGGAGCCACTCGTTGATGTTCATCGTTTCGCCGCAGAGCCTCGGGAGATGTGGCTGTCGGAGAACCGGGGGCATTCGTCGCTGACTACCCGAGATCATCGCTGGTTGGTTGAGCAGTACCGGGCCTATCACCGAGATTTCGTCTGGCAGTGGCGTACCGGCGATGAGCTCGTTCGGTTCTCCAGTGTTCCGCTGGCGGCGCCGTGCGCATCGCTTCCCGACGTGGCCAAGTATTCGGACGCCCTGGTGGAGCTTGCCGGTTGGTACATGGCCGAGGGGAATCTCAACGGCAACCAGGTGTCACTCTCGCAGTCGCCGGCCGTCAATCCCGAAGGAGTTGCTCGTATTCGTCGATGCCTGGTCGCGTTGTTTGGTGACCCGGCATACGCCGATGTCGGTGGCCAGTGGCATGAGTACCTAAAGTCCAGCGGGGTGATCGAGTTCAAGCTTTGCAAACCGGCCGGTGCCGTCTTGCTGGAAGTGGTCGCGACCGGCGAGAAGGTCCCCACTGCTGAGTTCATCATGTCGTTGACCAGGGCGCAGTTGTCGCTGTTCTGGAGTGGTTTTTATGACGGCGACGGAAGTCATTCACTGGCAAGATTTTCGGACGGCTACGAGTGCAAGGTGGAACATTCCGTGTTCCAGAAGTCGTCTGCGCGTATTCGTATGGCTGAGATGGTCTGTGCCTTGCTGGGGATGCCGACCAACACCACGACGGCCGCGAGTGGCCTGAATCTCTGCGTGCGCAATCAACGGCGCACCCGACCTGCCCAGTGTCGCAAGCTCGTGATCCACGAAGGAATGGTGTGGTGTCCGCAAACTCCCAGCGGCACCTGGTTGGCGCGACGTAATGGTACCGTCTACTTCACTGGCAATTCCCGGGGTAAGTTCCACACGCTGGATGCCGGAAAGATGATGGCAGCGGGCAGGACCCTGCCGTTGCTCGAGGAGATGGCCAAGGCCGCGGTACCTCAGGCCCCGGTGTTCGACTACTTCGTGGGCCAGGAGTACTAGCGCCGGACAGATGCTTTCGGTTCCACGTCTATATACGACATGGACAGTATGAGAGCACCGAGATGGCTCAGGATTGCACCGGGCGCACGGTCAACCGCGACGGCGGCCCGATGCGAGCGACGCAATCCCGACGATGACCGCGACGATCAGGCCGAGCCACAGCACATGGGCGACGAAGCCGAGACCGCCGAAGATGAGCAGGAGCAGGATCGCAAACAGGAGCAGCATGGCGGCACCGTAGCACCCGGGTGACTTTATGCGTGTCAGATGCCGATGTGAACGGTAACGAACACCAGAATCGAGCAAATGACCACCACCGGCGACCAAACCGAAGTTCCTGCGAGTCCGCCCGAGGCTGACGCGCTGGTCTTTACTGTCGAGGGCGACCGTGAGGGTGGCTTCATCGGCGACATGGTGCCCGAGGTCGCCCAGTCGCTGTCATGGGGCGCGCTCATCAGTCGCCAGTACGTCGAGGACGAGATCGACCTGATGTTCCGCGCGGTGCGTGGCTTCTGGGACATGTTCCCGGACCAGGTGATGCGGATGTGCTCGGCGATGAGCGCGCGCGCCTCGGAGATCTACGTCCACCTGCACCGGCTCGAGGGCCGGCGGGAGTGGAAGCAGATTCGCACCATGCAGATCGACACCTTGCTTTCCGAGCTCGACCGCCAGTTTCGCATTCACAGCCGCCTCGTCGAGGTCCAGAAGCTCGAAGCCTTCCAGGAGGGTCGTCAGACGTGAGGATCGAGACCCGTGAGTCCGCTCGGGCGGACGGCGAGGGCCTGGGTGGCAAGTCCTTCGAGGTCGAGGCCACGTCCGAGCTCGTTGTCGGTGGCCACGTCTTCGGCTTCGAGAACCAGTCGGGCGTTCCAACGGACGTTTTACTTGCAGGCGCGAAGGTGGGCGCCAACCCCTACGTGCCGGAGGGCACGAGTATCCGCGAGATCGCCTCGGTGCTGTCCCGCTGGGTGGACAACGCTCGGGCCGCGACCGGCCGCAGTTCGATGTTCGACCGTGGCGCCTATACCCCGCCGGACAACCCGTTCGACGAGATGCGCACCGCGCGCCACGCGGTCAAGTTCGACTCGATCGTCTCTGGCGTCGCGGAGATCACGGAGGCCTATGCCTTCCAGGGGTTGAAGTGGGAAGGCGAAAACCCGGACGAGGCCGACGTGCTCAACCAGCTCGCTGCCGACCAGCGCCTCGATGCCTTCATGCGGGCGTGCTGGCGCGAGGAGTTCACCTGCGGGCAGTTCGTCGCCGCCAAGCAGTGGGGTTGGGCCGATTACACAGTGCGCGGCAAGACCGAGAGCGGCAACCAGCGCAAGAAGAAGTTCCACATCTGGGTGCCCAAGAAGCTCACCGTGCTCGACGGTGCTTCGGTCGTCCCGGTCGGCACTAGCCCGATCAACGGCTTCGCTCTGGCGTGGCAGGCGATTCCCGGCGAGGTGGGCTATTACGACGCAGTGAGCGCCGACACCGCGGTCGACCCGCTGATGGCGAACTTCTTCACCGGCCGCTACCAGCCCGGGGCGCTGGAGTCCGGTGTCCTCGGGCGTCTCGGCGTCGACTGCGCCAACCTGCTGCTGATGAACCCGGACTGGGTGTTCCGCCACACCATCACCAAGAGCGACTACGAGCGGTTCGCCGACAACCGGCTCAAGAGCGTGTTCCGGCTGCTGGACCTCAAGCAGAAACTGATGGACTCCGACCGCGCGATGCTCGTCGGCGCGGCCAACTACATCCTGTTGGTTCGCAAGGGCGAGAAGGAGACTCCGGCACTGCCGGAGGAGATGGAGTCGCTAAAGGCCAACTTCAACTTCATCGCCAAGCTGCCGGTCATCATCTCCGACCATCGGTTGCAGATCGACATCATCGCGCCGAAGACCGATACCACCCTGGCAGCCGAGAAGTACGACGTCTTGGACGCCAGGATCCTGGCCCGGCTACTGGGCACTTTGCAGGCGTCGGCGCAGAAGGGTCGGTCGGAGAACCAAGAGACCCTCGCGCTGTCGGTGGCCCGGGTGATGGAGAACCGCCGCCACATGATGCGTCGGACGCTGGAGTTCGAGGTTGCGCGCTCGGTGGTCCAGCACCCGTACAACGTCGGGCAGTTCGAGACCGAGCCCAACCTGGTCTTTACCCCGCGTAACATCGCGTTGGCCATGGACGCGCAGTACGTCACCGGCTTGTTGGCGTTGCGTACCCAGCGTGAGATCTCCCGGGAGACGATCCTGGAGTTCTTTGGCTTGGACGAGGGTGTCGAGGCGATGCGGATGGAGCTGGAAAACGAGCTCTACGACGACATTTTCCGCACCCAGATCCCGTTCGCGGCACCTGGCGCCGGCGGTGCACCATCCGTTCCGGCACCCGTTGCGCCGAGTAATACAGGTGTGACCCCGAAGAAGAAGGCCGCCAAGAAGGTGATACCTGCGAAGAAGACCGCAGCGCCCGCCAAGAAGGCCACTCCGAACGGCACACCTGAGTCCCCGAAGGTCTCCGGTGCCCGGGGCGGGCGGCCGGTGGGTGGTGGGAAGTCCGCACAGTCACCGGCGAAGCAGACCAAGCCACGGACTCGTGGTGGCAATCCGAGCACCAGGAGCTGACATGACCGAGAAGACGGCGGCCGAGATGGCCGCAGAGCTGCCGAAGCCGCATCCGTTCATCAAGCCCCGTGGTTCCACCGACCAGGCGCCGAAGCTGAAGAAGGACACCGGCAACGGCGGGCTGACCAAGACCTCCATCGACACGGACCCGGACTGTGTGTCCTGCGGTCGCAAGGCGGACAGCCCGGTCCACCGCCAGTCCGCCGGGGAGTCCTCTGCCGGGAAGTTCTCGCTCAACGACATCAAGGTCCCGTCGTTCGCGGAGTACATGGCTGACCTGGCTGAGCGGGCCAAGGAGTTTGGCCTTCGCCGTCAGTATCACCTCGACGTGGCCCAGGAGGTGGCCAAGGGGTTCCCGGCGCAGCAGAAGTGCGAGTACTGCACCGAGCAGGCGACGAAGCGGATCATCCACTCCGAGGGGATGGCCTATGTCCCGGTGTGCAATGCGCACGAGGCGAAGGGCAAGGACGCCGCTGCCCGCTGCACCCCGGACGGCAGCAAGGATCCGTCGAACATCGACTACGTCCGACCAGTCGCCGCCTTCGAGCACGAGGCGTTGCTGGAGGGTCTCGGCCTGGAGGTTGCGCAGCACACCGGCTGCATGGTCGCGTTGTTCCCGACCGACGATGTCGCCACCGACCTGGCGGTCGCCGGCGGTGAACCACCCGAGCAGCTACACGTCACCCTCGCCTTCCTCGGCGACAGCGGCGCGTTCACCGAGGACCAGGTTGTGAAGCTGAAGGTAGTCGTCGAGGCATGGGCGCACACCGTGGCGCCGATCGAGGCGAAGATCTCCGGCGTCGGGATGTTCAACGGCGACGCGGAGGACCCCAACAGTGACGATGTCACCTACGCCTCGATCGATGCTCCGGTGCTTCCCGATGTTCGTCACCGGCTGGTGGAGGCCATGACGGAGGCCGGACTGCCGGTGGCGACCAGCCATGGCTTCACGCCGCACATGACGCTGGCCTACAGCAAGATCCCGGTGGCGATGGAGTCTCGTCAGGTTGAGTTCAGTCAGGTGACGATCGCGTTCGGTCCCGAGCATTACAGCTTTCCGCTGACCGGCCCCGACGCCGAGGTCGAGGCTGCCGCCGAGACGATCAAGATGTCCGACGGCAAGTACCCGATCTCGGACCAGAAGTCTGCGAACAGCGCCTGGAAGCTGCGCAGTCATTCCGACACTCACAGTGAAGAGTCGGTCATTGAGCACATTCGCCGGGCGTGCAAGAAGCTTGGGCTCACCTTCCCTGGCGGGGACGCGCCGAGTGACAGCGGACCGGCCAGTAACGAGATGGGCGCGCTGGTCGAGGCACTGACGAGTGAGACAGCTAGTGCCGAGGATGCTGCCAAGGTCGCCGCTGGTATCGATGCAGGGGTCGACCAGGCGCTGGTGTTGCTGCGGTCGTGCAACAACGACGACATGCCGCCGTACGCCCAGCAGGCCCGTGACCTGTTGCAGGGGATCGAGCCTGCATGTGATGCACTGCTGGACTTCTTTGGGCTCGGCGACCCTGACGACACCGAGGATGCTCCCGGCGACGTGCTTGCCGCAGCGGCAGCTCAGCAGGGCACCTCGGTGCCCGCCCATGCTGCTTACATGCAGCAGGTGGCGCAGCGTTTCCAGCTGCATGACCGCGTCGAGAGCAAGGCCGTTGACCCGGTGCCGTTGGAGACGATCAAGGCGTTCCTCACCGAGGCAGGCGGCAAGACGATGCTCACTGCCCCGGCCTCGACCGATCTTGGGATGTGGGAGAAGGCGTTGACCCCCAACGAGCACATGCTCTGGATCTCTGGGCGTTTCGTCGGCGCCGACGAGCCGAACCGCAATGGCGCCTACTGGTCCAACCGCGACCTGGCGACTGGCGCCCCGACGGTTCCGTTCGGTCCGTTGAACTGGCTGCACGACGGCCACAAGATCATCGGCTGTATTGCCGACCAGCGGATGGTCTACCCGGACCAGGAGGCAGCCGCATCTCAGTTGATTCGTCCGCACATCGCCGCGATCTCGCCGGTCTACCGCTGGTGTTATCCGGAGGAGGCGGCCGTCGTGGAGATGGCGGCCGAGCGCTCCTCGTTGTGGTATTCGATGGAGTGTGTGTCCCGCGAGGTTTCTTGCACCACGGAGTATGGCGGCTGTGGCACTCAGGTCTCCTATGTCGACTACTTGCGTAACCAGGGCTGCAGCCATATGAACGAGCGCTCCGGGGTGCGGCAGTTCGTCGATCCGACTTTCCTCGGTGGTGCGGTGATCGTGCCGCCGGCGCGGCCGGGCTGGGCGGATGCCGACGTCACAGTGATGCGTCAGGCCGCGAGTCTGAGTGAGGACGCGGTGGCCCAGATGGGTGTCTCGGACCTGCCCGGGTTCGAGGTCGAACGCCTGCTTGCGCAGGTGCTGAGGTTTGCGGAGACATCATGAGCGACTCTGTGCTGGGTACCGGCGCTGCCGGTGACATCGAGCATCCGTACGACACGACACCACCTGAGCATGGGGCTCCGGCGCCGCCCCGCTCTAACGCCCCGATCCTGCCGTCGTGGGAAGCGGGCGTTACCTACGACGTCGACCAATTGGTGGTCGCGCCGGGGGGCGGTCTTATCACGAGGGTGTCCTTCGGGGTGTCTCGTGACGGCTACGACAGCACCGAGCAGGCTTTGTGGCAGTCGGCTGGTGGCGCCCCTTCGGGTGGCGCTTCTGAGCCATCCATGCCGCTAGCAGATACCGCCGCGACGATCGACACCACGACCTACGACAACACTGTCACCGGGTCCGGGAAACTCACCACGATCGTCATGCCTGCCAGCGAGGACGGTGGCGATGCCCCGGTCCTCGCGGTCGCGATCGAGGGTGATGACTTCCCGCGCTGGCTGTTGCTCTCAGACTCGACTGACGGCTTCTACATGGGCGACGGCAGTTTCGACCCGTACAACGAGGGTGGAGCGCTGGCTTGGGCCGCTGGGCCAGGGCGCCCCAGGCTGTACGGGCCGAATGGGGTTGAGATCAACGTCCCGAACGACCGCTACCTGCTGATCCAGGGTGGCGGCCTGGCGGTCACCAACACGACTGACGCCGACACTCCAGGCAGCGTCGTGAAGAAGATGGAGATCTTCGACGCAGCAGGAGCGAGCCTCGGTTTCATCCCGATCTACGACGACATCGTTTAGCGGTTTTCGGACTGTTCATAGTGCGGCTTTGTTGTCCCGCTGTCACGGAATCTGCGTAAAGTCCTCGGATTCCGTGGCAGTGAACCGAAGGATTCACTCGGCTTTCACTGCAACGGGCGTTTCAAAGTTCATTTAGCCCTGGCCACTGCCGATGCCCTAGCGACTGACCGAACCACGGACAGCGCGAAGGAGGTGTTCGGGGTGACGGCGGAAAACGAGCCGAAGTACTCCGAGACCCAGCTCGAGACTCTCGTGGGCGACGGGGTGGCGCGACAGACTGCGACGCTCTCGGATGCCAACAGTGAGCTCCAGAGCCAGGTCGAGACGCTCACCAGCGAGAAGGCCGAGTTGGCGACGCAGGTTGCCACCCTCGAGACCGAGGTCGCGACGGAGCGCACCGCCAAGGAGGCAGCTGAGCAGCAGCTCGCCGACTCCAAGGCGGAGCAGGAAGAGGCGGTCGAGCAGGCTCGCCTCACCAAGGAGCGGACCGAGGCCTTCCATGAGGCCGCTGGTCACCTCTTCGGCGAAGACCACTACACCGAGGAGCGCGCTGCACAGTGGGCGGGCATGTCGGAAGAGGCCTTCGCTGGTGTCCTCGAGACCGTGTCCGCTGCCGCTGAGTCGGCAGGCAAGAAGGGACCGGCGCCCGAGGGCGACAAGGGCAAGGCCGAGCAGGCATCGGAGCAGCAGCGGGAGACCGCGGCGTTCGGTGGCGGCGCAAAGCCTGGGGACAAGGGTGGCGCCGCCTCCGAGTCCTCCACCGCCCGCCAGTTCTTCGCTGCGTCCGGGCGCCTCCCGGCCGGCGTCTAGGCCTCGGAAGGAGGACACCTGACATGGCATCCGACTACGGGCTTAACTTCGGCTTCCGGGTCTCGGACGAGACGCGTCGTTCGTCGATGGGTCGAGTGAAGACCCCGGCGACCGGCCCGAACCTGCTCCTTGGCTCGGTGGTGGAGATCGATCCGGCCAGCGCGGGCTATCTGCGACAGGGCGCAGCCAACGTGCATCCACGCACGGGCACCTGCGGGCTCCTGGTGCAGGAGGAGATCTGGGACAAGCCGATCTACGGACCGGAGTACCTGGACTCGTTCAGCCTGGGGGTTGCGTACCCCAATCGCCTCTCGGTCATCACCAACGGACCGGGCACCAAGGTCTGGTACAAGAACACCGTGGCTCAGACCCGCGCTGACGGCCGTGCAATCTCGGCCGTCACCATCTTCCTGACCGCAAGCGTCGCTGTCGGACGTGGGCTCGCCTGGAACGGCACCCAGTTCGTCGACGTCGCCGACCCGCTGGCCGCGACGAGCTTCGGTGAGGTGTCGTTCTTCGACTCCAGCCGCAGCTACGTCGAGCTGATCCTGCAGAAGTGAGAGGGGAGGACAAATGACTGCCAACACCAAGGCGAAGGAGTTCATTCGCCACCGCAGCAACGTCGACCCCTTCGGTGTGGGGCCGGCGAACCAGGAGCACGTTGAAGAGCAGGCGGCCTTGGCCGCTCAGCTCAACGAGGAGGCCCTGGAGAATTGGGACAACGAGACGTGGCACCGCCAGCTCGCCGCCGACGTGGCGACGACGCTGGACTACGGGTTCACGTTCGACAACCTGTTCCAGTCCTACTTCCAGGTGGAGACCGTCGGCGAGTTCGATCGCGTGATCCTGCGCGAGCGGCGCGGACTGAAGGTCTTCTACACCTCGCGCGGCGGCTACATCGACGAGTCGCAGATCCGCGAGGAGATCTGGGCACTGCCGCGGGACACCATGGGCTTCCACGTGTCCGAGCACACGGACAAGCTCCGGGCGAATTTCGCCACCCAGATCAACGACCTGGTCACTCTCGGCCAGCAGCGTCTCGACGCTGAGGTCAACCGCCGGATCTTCTCCCTCCTCCAGGAGGCCGTCCCGTCCGGATCGCCGGAGTACGTCTCGACGAACGGGCTCACGAAGCCCGAGGTCGACGCGGCACTGCGCGAGGTCCGCGACGCGATCAAGCCGAACGGCATGGGACCGATCCCGGTCACGATCATCGGGCGCGCCTCGATGGTCGACCAGATCACGGACTTCAACCTCGGGTTCGACCCCGAGGCCACGGCCGAGATCCGGGCCAAGGGGCGCCTCGGCGTCTACCGGGCGGCCAACCTCGTCCAGGTCATCAACTACACAGACGAGGACGGGCTGTCCTACATCCCGGCCAACGAGCTGTGGATCTTCGGCGGCACCGTCGGCAAGTTCGCGATGTACGGCGGGATGCAGATGAAGACCTGGGATGAAAACACCGTCGACTATCGCCATTATCGTGCACGCAAGGACGTGGGTGGCCTCATCCATCATCCGGAGCAGGCACGCAGGATTGTCGACACCTCGGTCACGCCATAGCTGAGGCAATAACGTAGATGGGACCGTCCTTCGGGGCGGTCCCATCTTGTGTTTGCGGTAGTGCCGATAGATATACGGATCCACCCACCTAGCCGGTAATGCCTATAGCGGCAGTGTTTTTTTGCGTACATCCTTGACTTAGTGATGCGTACATGCTCTGATGCTCGCCATGGAAAAGTGTTCATGGACAGGGCCGCCTTGGGAGCGCAATGATCCGCGCATCCCCGGCCTCGAGAGTTGTGATGAGGCGCCGTCTTCGGGTGTCTACTGTCCCGCTCACTCTGCGACCTACGCGCGCTGGCTCAGGAACCGGCACAAGGGTCCAGAGGTGGTCGAGACCCGCAAGTGTGGCAACCCGGAGTGTGATCAGGTCTTCGCCTGGTCGTCATGGGGCCAGGACAAGCTCTACCACTCCCCGGAGTGCAAGAAGCGTCACGAGCAGCTGGTCAAGATCGAGGAGCGCGCCAAAGAGCGCGAGGCTCGCGAGGCTGCTCGAGCAGCGATGACAGAGAAGGAGTGCATCGGCACTGCTCATCGGCCCGGCTGCGGCCAGGTCAAACCGGTCGAGGAGTTCCATCTCCGCACCGACGCCGCGCTCTGCAACGACTGCGAGAAGGGCTACATGGCCGAGTACGACTCGCAACGCGGGCCGGCGCGGGCCGAGCGGCGCCAGCAGAACATCGTCGAGGTCAAGGCCGGCGAGTACAACCTCACACCTGGGCAGCTCCAGCAAATCCTCGATCGTGCGGACGGTCGATGTGAGATCTGTGGTCGGGAGGTTGCCCTGGATCTGGACCATGTCCGGGAAACGGGCGTTGTGCGTGGCATGCTTTGTCGCCAGCACAACCTGGCGCTCGGACTCTTCCAGCATGATGCGCAACTACTTGCGCGAGCTATCGCCTACTTGTCGAACGAGGAGTTCCACGTCCAGCCGATGGGCACCAAGGGGCGCCCGTGTGAGCGGTGCAAGGAGCGGCCGAAGCTTCCTGGTCATGGGATGCGCCGATGTGCCGAGTGCTTCGGTGTTTGTATGCATTGCGAGAGGCCTTCAGAGTCGGGTCGTGGTACGTGTACTCGCCATCGCTATACATCAGGAGAGGCAGCAGAAATATCGAGCGATTGAAGGCCGCGGTCCTTTACCTGGAGCTCGACCGTGCGGCATAGTGAACGGATGAACACCGACGACAGCGTGGAATGGAAGCCGAAGACGGACCTAGAGGCTGTCGTCGCCGACATGATCATGGCCTACGGGCATGTGGCAGCGCCGGAGATCATCAAGGTTGTCCGTGCATCGGACGGGCCGCTTGTCGGCAACGACGGTCAGGCGCTGAGTCGGATCAGTACCCTTCCTTGCGATGTGGCCGCTGGCGGAGTCCTCCACGATCCCAACGACGAGCGGGAAGTCTCATGAGTACCGATCCGACTGCTCTTGACCGCAAGATAGGGCATAGTGAACGGATGAACACCGACGACGTGATGGTCTTGGAAGCCCGGGGCAACGGGAAGAGCACCCTCGCGAGGGCCATGATGGACGGCGCGGTGGCCTCCGGCCGCCACGTGCACCAGGTCGGCGCCGAGGCGAAGTACTGCACCGGCACGCCGCTCTGCGAGGGCTTCGAGGGGTGGGCGACATGAAGGAGATCTCCTACTTCGTCGTCACGCAGCAGACTGACGAGCGCGAGTGGCGAGTCCTGGGTAACTTCTCGACTCGTCTCGCTGCGGAGTTCATCGCCAAGCAGAACCCCGGCTGGTACGGCGCTCCGAGCACGGTTCGCCCCTCCCGGACGCAGGTCTTCGAGTCACCCGACGAATGGCAGGCCGTCATCGACGGGGCGTCCTCATGACCGACGAGGTCAAGGTCAGGGTGGACGTCCGGGTCCATGAGGGCATCTTCACCTGGCGCGCCCAGATCGACGGGACCATGTACTCCGGGTCCGCTTGGAAGTGGCGGCGGAACGCGCGCGAGCTGGCGATCAGGAAGGCCTGTGCAGTGATGAAGCAGAGAGAGCGCTGGCGCAAGGTGAACCGTCGTAGGGTCCAGGCGGCGCCGGTCGAGTCTCGAGTGCTGGACCTGCCAAAATGACTGAGCCGCTGGATCCGTCTCCCGGTGGGTGGGACGTGCCGTTCGAGGCGAACCCGTCGATCGTGTCGATGTCGCTCGATGGCTCGGTGCTCGCGGGTGAGATCACAGTGATGGCTGGCCTGATCGAGTGCGACAAGTCGGTTGTTGCCAGTGGCGTGCTGCCCGTGATCGTCTTCCGGTTCGGCGTTGACCCAAGCACTGGTCGGAGCATCCCGAGTGTTCTGCTCGCACTGGATGACGAACGGTTGACTACCGTCCCGCGTCTCGTCGAGCATGCGGTAGCCGAGGCGCGGAAGCGAGCGGTCCTTGTGATCCCTGAGAAGTGCCCTCACTGCGGTGAAGATCCGTGTGACCCGGACGTGTGCTCTAACTGCAAGGAGTGGTTGTGGTGACACGCAATGACCAGGTGGACCGCCTTGAGCAGTCGGACGATGGCTCTAGGGCGGATTATGCGCCGATCTCTGAGCGTGCCGGGATATCCGCCGACAGGCGTCCGGGTGTTCTCGTGCGGCTTGACCCTGACGAGCTCGCTGCTCTCGACGCGTACTGCGCGAGGCATGGCGGCTCCCGTCCCGACGCGCTCCGTTTGGGGCTGACCGTGATCACGATGATGGAAGGAGCCGACCGTGGCTGAGTACGTGCTCAAGGCCGAGATGACCGTAGGTGGCGGGTTCGGGGACGGGATTGACGCCCGCGTGTTTGTCGCCGACCGGCTGCGTGAGGCGTTCGCTGACTTCCCGACGAAGGGCGACGTCAAGGTCACGATCATCGGCGCGTCGAGCGGTGCGCCTATCGACCCGGTGACCGGAGTCGATCTAATCACCGCCGAGCGTCAGCGCCAGATCGACGATGAGGGTTGGACACCCGAGCATGACGCCTCGCACATCGGCCAGTCGTTGGCGTGGGCTGCGGTTGCCTACGCCGCCCCGGAGACGGTCTACCGCAAGACCGAACTGGCCGCTGGCGCGACATACCTCGACCCGTGGCCCTGGCAATCCGACAAGCGTGTGACGACAGGTCCACGCGCGGCACGCAACCGGCACATGGACGAGGCTTCCGCGCCGACGACACGGGACCGCATTCGCGAGCTGGTCAAGGCAGGCGCGCTCATCGCCGCCGAGATTGATCGGCTTTCATGACTCCTAAGCCGAGCGGCGAGACGGAGTATGCGCCGGTTACCGAGCCGCTGTGGATGCTTGTGCAGCGAGCGTGGGACGACGAGTTCACACGCCCCGGCAACACCGGGGTCGACGCGAGACAAGCGCAGATCGCGGTGAGGGCCATAACCGAGGCCCTGGCCCGTCGCATCGGCAATGTCATCGACCCTGATCAGGACGGTCCGACGCTTCGTGTCGCGGTCATGGCGTACATCAGGGGGGCGTCATGAGCACTCAACCAACCGAGCCAGCGGTTCGCTGTGACCACCCGAACGCTGCGAAGCACAAGGGCCATAAGCGGTACGTCGGTGGCTGCATGGACGGCAAGGTCAGCCACCTGATCTACGCGCACCCGAGCAACTACCCGCAAACGATCGGCACCCTGCTCCGCGACGGGCAGCGTTCCTGGTACGAGATCGACTATGAAGTCAGCGACGGCACCGAAGTCGTCTACCGCTTCATCGGCAACGCCAAAGAGTTCCCACTGCGGCAGGTGTCGGCATGATCCATTTCCCGACAGCCACCGATCCGATACCTAACCCCTCTTGTCGCGCAAGTCATGAGGTGCAGGATCCAGCGAATACCGACTTCGTCGGAGGAAACGCCCGTTTGTCTGACGATTTGAAGTACCGCTACTACCTCACCCGGTACTGGGACAGGATCGAGGGCACCAACCGGGTCTGCTGGGTGATGCTCAACCCCAGCACGGCTGACGCCATGGTCGACGACCAGACCATCAAGCGTTGCAAGAGCTTCTCCAAGATCTGGGGCTATAGCGGCATCGTTGTGGTGAACATCTTCGCCTTCCGCACCGCGTACCCGACCGAACTCGCCAAGGCCGAGGACCCGGTGGGGCCGGAGAACGACGAGTGGATCAGGCACTGGCCGCCACGCTCCGATCTCGTTGTTGCGGCGTGGGGCGGTAGCTACCCGAAGCCGCAGGCGCCGAGGGTCGCTGAGATGTGCGAGCGCCTTCGGCCGTACGACCCGCACGTCCTTGGGCTGACCAAGGCCGGCGAGCCGCTGCACCCAGCGAGACTCGACGGCAACCTGCGACCAGTGGAGTGGGTGTGAGTACTCGTGACGATCTAGTCGTCCTGGTGGTCGAGGTGCTTGAAGAGCAGATGTCGGCCAGTGCCGTGGTTCATGTCGAGAGTGCCATCGCGGTTGTGGACGAAATCCGTAAGCGCTACAAGGTCACCCCGAAGTCGTAATGCCTCGCCGTCGATCGCGTCATAGGGGCCTGGGCGGCGACGCCCATCGGCTCGGCTGGGACCTGCCGACGAGGACGCCCGGCAAGCACACCTGTTCGGAGTGCTTCGGCCCGCGCAGTGAGTACGCCAGGAGCTTCTGGTGCGCTCCATGTGAACGTCGCCTATTTGGGCCACGGGGATACCGGGCGTGGTTGCACGTGACGAAGACGAGGATGGGCATGGAGCACATAGTGGGGATCAACCGATGACGCATGAGCTGGTCGTACTGGCCGACGCTGACGCTCTTCGTGAGCATATGGATGCGCTGAACAACTCCGGCGAACCGTCGGTCGTGGTCGGGATGGATGCGCACCAGCCGTTCCTGATCGCGCTAGACGGGCCGTATGTCGAGTCGGAGGTGGTGTTTTTCGACAGTCCGTGGGCTGGACATGACATCGCCGGCGCGTCGATCCATTGCGAAGACTGCCGGGGCGAGGAGTGCAGCATGGAACACCTGCGCTTTCCGGTGACCGTGATGGTCAAATGAGCGCCGTCGGAGATCTCCACGGGCAACGACATGACCATCCGAACCGGGGGCAGCACGTCGAGTGCCTTGTCGACCATCACGGTCGAGGGGTGCCTCGGCACTGCATGCGCGGCTGCAAATGGCCCTGTCCGGAGAGCCCGCCGCCAGTAGACGACTTCGAGCAACACATCGGCCTGCGGCGGCCGCAGTGGCTCACTGGCATCGCCACGATCCGAACGGCTCGCGTGGTGTTCCGTTGCGACTCCTGCCGCTACGAGATCCCAGCCGGTCATCGCTATGTCCGGCATTCGCTACCACCTGGCAGTGACATCGGCAACGATCGCTGGTGGACTTCGAAGACCTGTGGCTGGCTCACCAGCGACTGCCGTCAGTACTGGGTCGTCGACGGTCGCAGAGACAACTTGCTGGACCAGGCGTTCGGGTGAACGAGATGCGCCGGATCCGCCAGCAGCAGAAGTGCGCCAAGAAGGGGCACCAGTTCCCGATCGACGGGCACTACGGCAGTTGTCGACGATGTGGGCTCCACGTCCCACCACCAGGCGGGGGTGGCGGTGAACGAGCAGCAGCCTGACGGCACCTGCCGATGTGGGGGCTCGAGGATTGGTTTCATGCAGGATCCGAACGAGACCGAAGAGTGGTTCGTCTGCGCCCAGTGCGGGCTGCCGACACGTACCTACCTTGACGCCGCATTTGCTGAGGCGACGGCACAATGAAGAAGTCCTGGACGTGCTGTGATAACTGCGGCTCTCGGATCGACGTCCAATCCACCGACCTCGGCTATCTGTGCCGAGCATGCAGAGAGGCAGTAGTTCAAGATGACTGACGTAGCCACTGGGATCCATTCCCACCCGACGCGCAAGCTGGGGCGCCGGCCCGACGACTTCTCTAAGCCGAAGCTCGACTTGACTGACCTCGCCGCGGCAGGCGACTTCAGTATGGTTCCGCAGAGCCAGGACAACCTGATCTCGATCAAGAGCAAGCTGCAGATGCTCGGCAATGACGCGGCCGGCGACTGTGAGTCCGTCCGCTGGGCGAATCACCGGCTGCAGATGACCGGCGCCTACCCGGACGCGACACCGATCCAGCAGCAGGTCTGGGCGCTCTATGAGACGCAGAACCCGAACTTCGTCCCCGGTGATGGGCCGACCGGCTACGGAAGCGACTCCGACCAGGGCATGTCCAGCGACGACTTGCTGAGCTACCTGCACAAAACCGGTGGCCCGGACGGTGTCAAGGTCGTGGCGTACGGCACCATCGACCCGCACAACGTGCAGGCGATCGAGCGGGCGATCAGCGTGTTCGGCGCCGTCTGGGTCGACATCCTCGTCCAGCCGGAGAACCAGACGCAGTTCGACCGCGGCGAGCCGTGGACCAACTCCGGCGAGCGGCCTGAGGGTGGCCACGCAGTGCTCGGCGGGGCTTTCGAGTCTCAGGGCAAGGGCATCGCGACCTGGGCTGACGAGGCCTTCCTCAGCGACTCCTTCTGGACTGGCAAGGTCGACTCCTATGCACTGGTGGAGCGCGTCTACGTGGTCATCTGGCCGGAGCACGTGACCAAGGAGTTCGTTGATAGCGGCAGCGCGGCTCAGCTGGCTGCCGACTACCAGGCCTTGGTCGGCAAGCCGCTGGTCTGGCCGGTTGCGCCCACTCCTGACCCCACTCCTGACCCCACTCCTGACCCCACTCCTGCACCGGCTCCTGCACCGGCTCCGACACCCGCACCCGTGGGCGGTGGTGCCAGCTTTCTGGTCTCGGATCCGACGGTGGTGGCGCATGTCGATCATGTGGCTTCTCGGCGGGGAATGACGCCAGACGAGTGGCTGACCAAGCATCTCGAGAAGTACTTCGATCTGGTCAGCGGGGATGTCGCAGACCCTCAGACGGAGACGTTCGCTACCTCTGTCGGTAACGTCTCCTACAGCGCCCCGGCTGGCTACGTCGAGACATTGGAGTACAGCCAGGAGGGGTTGCTGACGAAGCGGACCAAGACATTCTCGCCGTGATCACTGAAAGCGCTTGACCTGACATCGGGCGCTCACCTAGAGTTCGCAAGGGCCTCTCGCCACGAACGACCGTCACCGGCAAGAGCGAAGTGCAGGGTTGGGTAACACAGCACGAAGCCCTGGACCGAGATGGTCCAGGGCTTCGTCGTGCGCGGACTACGGCTGTGTCGGCATTTCCGGGTCCTGGGTGCCAGGAGTCGCCGGGTAGTCGGCCTGCCGCGGTGTGCCGCCCTCGCCGGAGTTCGGTGTTTCCGGGTCGACGTCACCAGGCGCCTGCTGGCGTCCCTCGTCGGTGTGCGTGCCGGTCGCGGTTTGCTCCGGGTCCGGGGTGCCGTCGTCCACGTAGGACCCAGCGCCGCCCTCGCCGGCCTCGCCGCCCTGGTCCACGTCGACGTTCGACGGGTGCGGCAGCGTCTCCGGGTCGACAGTGGCGCTGCCACTGCCGTAGTCCGGTGCCGGGTCGACTGGGGTGTTGCTACCGGTGCCCTGGCCGGAGCCGGTCAGCTCCGGGTCATGGACGTTGCCGCCACCCGGCTCGGTGTCCTCGGAGTTGCCAGCGCCGCCGGTGAGTTCCGGGTCTGGTGTGGTGGTCATGAGTGCTCCTTCTGATACGGTCTGTATCGATCGATACCCGTTGTATCGGCAAGTCGCGACGATAAATGCTTGACGCGCCCGCCGATGGGGATCATCATCTCTGTCATGACGTTCTCCTACCGACACGCGAGCGATCTGGGCACCACGTGCTCCATCGCCTCTGTCGCGTGCTCGCCGAAGGAGCAGGGGAATGTCAGGGGCAGCTTGCCCAGAAAATCCTGGCAAGCGTAAGACCCGGCCTTCGCGCCGCGAGTGGGCGTAGCTCCAATCGGTAGAGCGGCGGTCTCCAAAACCGCTGGTTGGTGGTTCGAATCCATCCGCCCATGCAGAGCACCACGGACGATTCCGGGAACGGATAGTCAGTGAACGTGCTTGATCCTCGACAATTCAACAGCGTGTCGCAAGTTTCGGACCGGCTTCGGCCGGTTCGTAATCGGACGTGGCGTAGTGGCTAACGCGCGTGCTTTGGGAGCATGAGATCGAGGGTTCGAGTCCCTCCGTCCGGACTGGCGTCGAAGTGTCGTGGTGGGTTACTTCTATGGGATGAAGGCCTTCGGGCCGAGGGTTCGAGACCCTCAGTTCCTGCCGCAGTCGGATCTCGACGCCGATAATGCGCTCGTGGCGTAGTGGCCGCGCACCAGCCTTCCAAGCTGGCTCTAGGATGGAAGGCATGAAGCGTTGTTACCGGTGTCGCCAAGAAAAGCCGCCTGAAGCGTTCAGTGTCAATCGTTCAAGGTCGGATGGTAAGAATTCGCAATGCCGAACTTGTCAAGCCGAGTTGCGAAAGACCCACTACGAGGCCAACAAGCAGCAGGCACTTGATCGCGTCAAGGCGCGACGTGTCGAATTGCGTCGACGCATGTGGGAGTACAAGGCAATTCATCCCTGCGTCGACTGTGGCGAGAGTAATCCAATCGTTTTGGAGTTTGATCACCTCGGTGACAAGGTGCTCGACGTGACCAAGATGGTGTGGCGTGGCATAAGTTGGAAACGAATCGAAGCCGAAATTGCCAAGTGCGACATCGTCTGTGCCAACCATCACAAAATTAGGACGTGGGAGCGCGGGGGCTTCTATGCCGGAGAGAGTCTTGCGAGTGAAACACAATTGGACGTGTGCCAGCCTTCCAAGCTGGTTGCTGCGGGTTCGAGTCCCGTCACTCGCTCTGGATAGCTAAGTGACCTGCCCTTCAAGCACAAGTGGACGTGCACCTGACCCGTAATCAGGTGGCTGCCGGTTCGAGGCCGGCGAAGGGCTCGATACTCGATACGCGTAACGAGTTTCTAGTTGCGTAACTTGTAAGTCGATGCCAAATGGTCCAATTGGTAGGACGCCTGGTTCTGAGCCAGGACGGTAGAGGTTCGAGTCCTCTTTTGGCAGCCAAGCCGGAGTAGCTCAGTGGTAGAGCAATCGCCTTGTAAGCGATAGGTCGCGGGTTCGAACCCTCGCTTCCGGCCCCGCCCTTCAAGCTCAAGTGGACGAGCACATCCTCGGTAAGGATGAGGTTGTCGGTTCGAGGCCGACGAAGGGCTCTGGAACGAAGTGCATGGCTGGGTTACTTCGCCCTTAAGCGGGTGATGCGGGTTCGAGCCCCGTCGGCCGGTTCGCTGGCTGTAGCTCAATTGGCAGAGCACCTACGTCACCTGGTCAGACCTGGATCTCGTTCCTTCAGTGGTGGTAGCTCAATCTGGCAGAGCGCGTCCTTGCCAAGGACGAGGTCGTGGGTTCGAACCCCATCCACCGCACTCAATGGCGTGTTGAGTCGCACATCAGGCGTTTCGATGCCATGGTCCTTCCATGGCTTTTATAGACCGCGAGAAGAAGTTGGCGTACCAGCGCCGGTGGTACGCCGAAAATGCAGAGCATCACAAGGCCAACTGCGCTGCTCGGGCGAAGATTGCCTCTGCGAAGTTGCAACAAGAGGTGCGAGACATCAAAGAATTCAGTCCCTGCACTGATTGCAAGCGCTCTTACCCGTACTACGTGATGCAGTTTGATCATGTGCGAGGCATTAAAATCGAAGCGGTTGCAAGAATGCTTCAGCAAAAGGCCTCACGGAAGCGCGTGATGGCCGAGATCGCTAAATGCGAACTCGTTTGTAGCAACTGCCATGCAATACGAACTCATGGGCGTCTAGCTCAGGCAGTAGAGCGCCGCGCTGAAATCGCGGAGGTCGGAGGGGCAGCACCTTCGGCGCCCACTGCGGCATAGCCGCCGTACCAATGGGTGATCGATCAACGGCAGGTCGCCGGGCCTTGGACTCGGTCATCCAGGTTCGAATCCTGGTCGCCCAGCTCAAGCGCGCGTAGCCCAATGGCAGAGGCCCCGGGGTCAAAATCCGGCCAGTGTCGGTTCGAGTCCGACCGTGCGTACGTGTCAGGGAAGGAAATGAGGACGTGAAGCTAGCGTGGTTGCGGGCACCCGGCTGATAACCGGAAAAGGCAGGTTCAACTCCTGCGGCGTCCACTCATCCCGTTCAATGCAAAGGGTCGCGCACCCGCCCCTTCAAGGCGGTCTTAGTGGGTTCGAGCCCCACGGACGGGACCAAGGCTCCATCGACTAACGGTTAAGTCGTCGGCTTCTCAAGCCGGTAATCGGGGTTCGACTCCCCGTGGGGCTACAAGGTCGTATAACAATACGACCTCCATGGAGGGTACTGCTGGAGTGGCCGGCGACCGGTGTCGAATACCGGAGCGGGGTTAAACCTGGGCGTTCGAACCGTCTACTCTCCGCAACATCAGTGAAAGGAGCAACACCATGAAACGAAAGCAGATGCGATCTTCGTCGACCTAGCCGCCAAAGCATTGTGGCGATGCAACGGACTCTTAATCCGTGGAGCACAGTTCGATCCTGTGTGGCGGTACGATCCGGCCGCCGATGCGGCAACGAAGTTGGTAGATATGGCAAAGTCGCAGGCGACTGGAAGATCGTTGACCATGGTGGCGGTAAGTCCGGCAAGAAGAACTGTCGATGTAGGCCATGCAAGGAGAGGAAGGCCAAATACATGAAGGAGTATGAGAAAACCCGCCAGCCTCGCAAGCATTAGGGCTGATGCACCGAGCTTTTACCTCGGGGAACAGGGCTCGACCCCCTGGCGGGGCACCAGACAAGTCCGCGTCGGACTCTAACGACGACCAATCTCCGGTAGCACAAAGGCGAGTGCGGCCGACTGTTAATCGGTTGATCTAGGTTCGATTCCTGGTCGGAGAGCGATCCACGAAATCTGTGGCGTTTCCACGGAATCTGTGGAAGCATCTGCGTAGCGGTGTAGAGGAGTTCGGTCGTCCTCGTCGGCCTCATAAGCCGAAGATCGTGGGTTCAAATCCCACCTCCGCCACTAGGCAAGACGGACAGCCTCCGTGTCGGAGGTGCCTTCAGCGGTTGAGCGAGTGCGCGCCAAGTTCTCGCCGAGAAGTCCGTCACCAGGGGAACGCGCAGGGCGCAGGCATCCTTTGCAAGGAGGCCGTGGAGGGTTCGAGCCCCTCGTTCTCCACGCTGGCTGGTCATTGCCCGGCAATGTATGACTAGGAGTTGATCGAGCCTGGCTGCTGCAGCAGCCTCACAGGTCAGCATGCCGACGTAGCTCAGTGGTAGAGCGCCCGCCTGTCGAGCGGAATGTCGAGGGTTCAAGTCCCTTCGTTGGCGCGCTAGTCGTCGGTTCGCGAGCCGGCGGCCTGAAGGGTTGCAACGCCGATAGCGTTGTGCGCGATCCGGGCAGGCATGCTCGGGTGCCTTGGCTGGTCACCAGGATCCGCAACGACCCCAGCCCGGCTAGCTCAGTGGCAGAGCGGCGGTTTCACATACCGCGGGTCCGAGGTTCAACTCCTCGGTCGGGTACTGGCCTCCCAGCCCTGGAGGTCGTCGGTATGTAATCGGCGTCGGCTCGAGACAACGACGGTGAGGACCCGGCAAGGCCGAACGCCACAAGCAAGTAGGCATGGGCATAACGGGATGTGGCGCAGTTTGGTAGCGCGCGTGCTTCGGGAGCACGAGGCCGCAGGTTCGAGTCCTGCTATCCCGACGTAGTAAGGAACGTCCGTTAGCTCAGTCTGGTAGAGCGCTTCGTTGACATCGAAGAGGTCGCTGGTTCGAACCCAGCATGGACGACTGTGCCTATAGCTCAATGGCAGAGCGCCGGGTTGTGATCCCGGCTATGACGGTTCAACTCCGTCTAGGCACCCCGTGGGATGTGAGCGACCGGACGCTCAGTGGTCTGTAAAACCGCCGCCGTTGGCACACCAGGTTCGAGCCCTGGATCCCACACCGAAGTCCCTTGACCGAGAGGCCAGGTAGCGGGTTGCAACCCCGCGCACGCCGGTTCGAATCCGGCAGGGGCTTCCAAGCGCATGTAGCCCAAAGGACAAGGCACCTGACTACGGATCAGGAGACTGCAGGTTCGACTCCTGCCATGCGCACTCGAGGACGGTAGCTCAGCGGTGAGAGCGGCGAGGCTTATAACCCGTGCGTCCTGAGTTCAACTCTCAGTCGTCCTACCAGGCCGTCGTAGCTCAACGGGACAGAGCGTGGGTGTCCTACACCACAGGTTGCGGGTTCGACTCCTGCCGACGGCGCCATCTGCAGTACGATGACGAGCCCCTGTATCCCCTCGGACTTCTAATCCGGCGAAAGGGTAACGGAGCATGCGCGTTCGATCCGCGCCAGGGGCACGTGGAATGTGGCGAAGACAATTGCGATGGGAAGGCTGTTGCGCGAAGGAAGTGCAATAAGCATTATCTCAAATGGTTGAGAGACTCCAAGCCTGAAGTTCGGCTGAGTATGCGTCGCCTTCAACGCGAGAACGCTGCATGGATAGCCGAGGTCAAGTCAGTACCCTGCATGGACTGTGGAGATGTTTTCCCGTTCTATTGTATGGATTTTGATCATCGACCTGACGAAGTTAAAGAGTTTGCGATCGGAGCCAGTTACGCACTCTCCCGAGTGCGATTGGAGGCCGAGATTGCGAAGTGCGACATCATTTGTTCCAACTGCCACCGAATCAGGACTTTCGAGAGGCAGTATGTCTCCGTAGCTCAGCGGATCGAGCGCAAGGTTCCGGACCTTGAGGACGCGAGTTCGAATCTCGCCGGGGACTCTGGCGTCTCAAGGACGCCCAGCGGGAGCCCGCTTTCAACGCCGCGGGTTTTCAACGAGACGGCTTAACAGTCCGCCCGCTGCATGGCGCTCTACCCCAATGGCAGAGGGAGCACGTTGAGGACGTGTCCAGTACCCGTTCGAGTCGGGTCGCGAGTACCAAGCCCACGTAGTCCAACGGCAGGAGACGCATGCCTCAGGAGCATGACAGTGTGCGTTCGAATCGCACCGTGGGTACGGGTTCGGTCGATGGTACGGTACACACCGATGCCGTACGCCGACCCAGCAGTCCAGCGCGAGTACCAAAAGCAATGGGTAGCTGCTAGACGTCAGGTCTGGATCGATACGAATGGGCCTTGCGTGAAATGTGGTTCACGCGACGATCTCGAGGTCGATCATGTTGATCCGGCCAAGAAGGTTTCGCATCGAATTTGGAGTTGGTCTCGCAAGCGCCGTGAGGTTGAGTTGGCGAGATGTCAGGTGCTTTGCGGTCTCTGTCATAAGGACAAGACCAGGAGGCAGCGCGACGACGCCGTTCCGCACGGTGTCAATCGTTACAAGGGTCGGCATGGTTGTCGTTGCTCAATCTGTAGAGCAGCGAACTCTGCCGACCAAGCCGCACGACGTGCGGCGTATGGAAGGCAGGCACCCAGGGTGGGAGCGTCCGACTGCTAATCGGAAGGGTCGAAAGGCCTGGCAGGGTTCGATGCCCTGGTCTTCCGCTGGATTTGCGACACGCTGTTGAGTGATGATATGTTCCCTGATGAGCCCGTCGACTGCCCCCGTGGTCGGCGGGTTCCCGTCTTCCGGAAATCTTTCCGGAAACTCGCTCCGGTCCGCATTCGTGAAACAAAGTTTCCGGAAATGCAGTTGCAACGGCCGTTTTCGATGCAATTTTGCGACACGCCCACGCCGGTGCTAGACAGTGAACAGGTTTTCCCCAATGATGCTGGCTTCGCGTCAGTGCAGCGTCCGTAGTCGGTCACCGAGGGAGCATCATGGGGTCACGGAGCATCTACTGGAGGAAGCGCGTCGGAGTAGGGGTTGCTCATGCCGTACGGGAGAACCAGGAGAAGGCGGTTTGTGGGCTCCTCGTCAAAGCCGATTGGACTGCCCCAGGCGCCGCCCTTCGAGCACGGACGCCGAAGTGCTCGCGATGCCAGCGCAGACTCGCCCTCGGCGCCTACTAGGAGGATCGATGCACCACAAGAAGAGCAAGCGCAAGCGTCACACACTGGAGCTCGAGCGGGAGAAGAACCTGCGCCGTCGCCAGACTCTTCCAGCCGCTCGTCGATTCCAGGTGCTGCCGCTCGCCTGGTTCACCAAGTAGGAGGACCCATGCTCAGCGAGATCCGTCTCGGCCGTGTCGTGTGGTACCGGTCCAAGACCGGCACCTACACCTGCCCGGCCACCATCACCGCCACTGTCGACTCGCTCTACCAACCCAATGTCGAGGCCGGACATCTGCTGCCGCTGTCCAGCGACACTCACGTCCACCTGACGGTCGACACGCCAGGCCTGCAGGGCCATGTCAGCGCCACCACTGCGCAGGAGCACCCCGAGCTGGTCAAGCCGGACCGGCTCAGTACGCCCGCCGGCGGTACCTATCAGGAGTTCGACATTCCCCAGTGGACTCCGACTTTCGGTGTTCATGGAGAAGACTTCGACAAGTACTCCGACCAGCCTGCTGGTACCTGGATGTGGCCGGTGCGCGGATGAGTCGTCCGGTCTCGGAGGTGAAGCGCACCGTCGACCCGCCTTCCCCTCCGCGCGCGACCTGGAAGTGGACCCATCGCTGGGGCGTACAACTCGGTGACGACACCGAGCACTCGATCTCCAAGGTGGTGCGACCCAACGGCGAGATCTACGTCACGATCCGCGTGGGCAACAAGTCCATCGAGATGCGGCACGAGGTATGGCCAGCGTTCCAGGTGGCGATGCGAGACGCGCTGGACTGGGTGCCTGATGAGTGACGGCGACTTCATTGTGCCGCAGTCCTGGCCAGCGCGGATCAGGCTGGCCAGCGCGCTCTGCGCGTCGGGGCCGACGCATACTCAGGACTCCGGCGACTACTGCCTAGATTGCCTGCTGCACGCCGACCTGCTCTTAGAGCGACCGGACTACGTCGCGGCGATTGTTGGTGCCGTGCTTGAGCCCAGCATGGCGTGGAAAGGGTTGTTCATCTTCGACCCACAAGACGGCCGTTGGATGCTGTCGCGTCACGTCACCATGCAGGAGTTGGAGGACCGGCTGCGCAACTACCTCGCGTGGGAGGTCTCCACCATGGAGGAGTTCTGCAAGGACGACGTAGAGGCACTGGTGCCGCGGCAGGCCGTCATCGACCTGTTGCAGCACAAACGCACCAGCGCAACGCCCGTTACAACGTCTGTTCCGACGTGCATCTGTGGCCCAGACCATACCGGCGAGGACAATGTCAATCCAGCCTGTCCTGTTCATGGTGCGTTTTGACATCGCTGCTGGCTCTGCTCATCGCAGCAGTGGCTGGCTTCGTCCTGGTCATCCTCTACGACTACCTCGGGAGAGAACATGAGCACGCCGACGATAAGGCCGAAGTGGTGGACTGTGCCGGAGATCGCCAGCCAGTTCGGAGTGTCGAACATGACGATCTACCGGCTGGTGAGCTCGAGACGGATCCAGTCGGTCCGGGTCGGTCGGTCGATCCGTATCCCTGACGCTGCGGTCCAGGCCATCCTGACCGACGGCATACCGCTGGAGGAAGAGGCGGTCGAGCGACTCGTTCTTGAGGAGGAGGCATGAAGGCGGAGTTCGAGCACACCTACCGTGACCGGCTCACCGGCTTCACCGGGACGGCGATTGGTCGCGCTGAGTACCTTGCCGACACGCCGACCGTCCAACTGACCCGCGCCGACAAGGACGGCAAGCCGGAGACAGTGTGGATCGCTGAGCTCCGGCTGGAAGAGGTCAACGAGACGCGAGCACCTGGTGGCTTCGGATGAGCTTTGGAGTGGTCTATCGACCTCCGCAGACCCAGCAGCATGAATGTGCTCCGCCGATGCGCTGCGCCGTCTATGACATGTCGGAGACGGACAAGGACGACTGGGCGCCGCAGTTCGTGCGCTGGCAGGACTGCCCCGGTCGACACGAGCATGACGGTGCGACGTACGGCTGCATCAATGGTCAGGCCGCCGAGCCATTGGGGTCGGTCTGGCGGTGCTCCGAGTGCGGGAAGTACTGGACGGTTTACCTGCCCCTTAACCACCCGGCTGCGCGGGTGGTTACCTGCTACGTGCCAGTCTGGCGACCGTCGCGCTGGCGCGAACGCTGGCGCGCGAAGCTGGCTAACGAGAGGCCGACGATCCTGTGACGACCGACAATGACCAGGTGGACCGCCTTGAGCCATCCGACGAGTGCTCTAGGCCGGGTTATTCGCCCTTCGGATCGAATCCCAAGAACGGCATCCACACATGGGGCGACGGCCTCGACGGACCAGGCAACCAGCACGA